CACAGTAATGCATACGATGTAGTTGCAAAACCTTTCAGAACGTTACTTAATGAAATAACAGCAGCAACAAATGATGGCGATACAATTTTAAAAGGATTCACAGCCGGTATAGAAGAAGCAAGTAAAGAATTAGCAGCACCTTTTGTAGATGAATCTATTTGGACAGAGGCTGCAACAGATTTAACTCTTAGAGGTGGTAGAACAAGAGAAGGTAAAGTTTTATATACAGATCAAACTCCAAGTGGAGATGTGGCACAAATTAGATTTAGACATTTAATGGAAGCATTATTACCACAATACAAACCTTACATAAGAATAGCACAAGCAGCTACAGGTAAGCCAAATAAACTCGGAGAAGTTTTAGGATTAAATGATCAAATAGCTGGACTAGCAGGATTTAGACCTACTAAAGTTGATCCACTAAAAGCTATGGGATTTAAAATATCTCAATACCAAACAGGTATAAGAAATGCTAGAAGAGAATTTACAGGTGGTTTCTTTGGACTATTAAGAGGTGGACCAATTAATCCTAATGATATTGTTACAAGATTTTATGAATCTAACAAAGCAAGATTTAATGTACAAAAAGAAATGTTTAAAAATATTAATGCTGCAGAAACTTTAGGTGTTAATTCAAATTCATTAAGACAAACATTTCAAGATAGACAACTTACAACACAAACTTTTAGTAATTTAAGAAGAGGAAAGTATGAACCTTATTTTCCATCAGATGATATTAGAGAAAGGTTCAGAGAAATTGCACAGAACTTAGGTACGTTCGATGTATACAGAGAAGCGCTACCTTATCTAAGAGCTATGAGATCACAAATGAAATTTTTAAATCTTGCAGATACTTTTGATATTGACTTAGATGATTTTTCTTTAGAGACAGTCGATACACCTAACTTACCGGCAACACCTATGCCTGTAAATGTTCAGCCAAATATAACTAATCAAGCACAAGCAGTGGATCCAAATACTAACTTGACATCAAACGAGATGGCATTACTATCTCCTGAAGAACAAATAATTCGTGAGAGGTTAAGAAGAACATAATGGCTAAAAAATCTGCACTACAAAAAATAGAACATCATGAAAAACTGTGTCGTATTATGCAGAAACAAACGTTTGAACAAATAAAAGAAATGAGAGAACGTATTAAAAGAATTGAATATATGATTGTTGCTGGAATGGGGTCAATAATTCTAGCTTTACTCATGAACTACATGAAATAAAAATGGAACTTACACGTAATTTTACTCTTCAAGAGCTAATTAAATCGGATACTGCCATACGTAAAGGTATCAATAATAATCCTAACGCAGAACAAATAGAAAAATTAAAAACACTTTGTGAAAAAATTTTACAACCGGTAAGAGATCATTTCGGTAGAGTCAAAGTCACGTCAGGGTTCCGTTCTCCGCAGCTTTGTCAAGCCATCGGTAGCTCGATCAACAGCCAGCACTCGCGTGCAGAAGCGGCGGATTTTGAATGTGTAGGAGTTGACAATGCTGAACTTGCAGATTGGATACATAGAGAGCTTGACTGGGATCAGCTGATCGTCGAGTATTATGTTCCTGGAGAACCTAACTCGGGATGGATACATTGTAGTGTAACAGAAGGCACACCAAGAAAACAATTTCTACATGCATACAGAGAAGAAAATAAAACTAAATACAAACCAATTTTAGGTAAAGCTAAAGATATTGTATGATTCATCATATCCATCGTGTTCCTAATTTTAAGGAACATAAAGATAAATTAATAAGTTTAATAAATAAAATTCCAGAAACTTCTTTTAACAACCAAAAACAAAAAATATCACATACGGATTGGGAAATTCCAAAAACAACGAAAAGAGAGTATCGTGAATATTTTTTAAAAAAAATCTTTGAAGATTTTGCAAAAAATCTTTGTTGTAAATTTGACTCGCAATCAATTGAGGTAGTTAATATGTGGTTTCAAATTTATAAAAAGGGAGATTTTCATAATTTACATAGACATCAAGATTCTCATTTTACAAATGTTTTTTTTATTAATTTACCAAATAAAAATCTTAAAACTAAAATATATAGTCTAGAAAAAAATATTATAGATGTTAGTATTGAAGAAGGAGATATTTTAACTTTTCCTGGTTTTTTAAAACATGAGTCTATAATTAACGATTATGAGGATGAAAAGATTATAATCTCTTTTAATATTAACCTAATTTAAATCCATTCTTTTAATTCTTCACCCATAACTTGACTAGCAATATCAATTTTACTTCGTAGAGCTTCTACAATTTTTTCATCAATTGTATCTTCTGCGATAATATCAATATAGGTTACATTTTTCTTTTGGCCAATACGGTGAGCTCTATCTTCTGATTGAAGTCTTTTCTCTAAATCATAACCATTAGAATAATAGACAACAGTATTAGCTTGAGTAAGTGTAATACCATAACCACCTGTTTGAGGTGTACCTATAATAAATCTACACTTAGGGTCGTTTTGAAACTTACGAATATAGTCTTGTCTATCTTCTTGAGGAGTTAGTCCATAGTAATGAACATAAGAATCTGGACCATATACTTTAGTTATCTTCTGTATAATATCACTTACACTGAATTGATAGTTAGCCCATATAATAACTTTACCTTCAGTTTCTTCAAGCACAGACATTAATTCATTGAGTCTGTTGCTCTCAACTTCTTGTATGGTTCCGTCATCTGCTGTTACATAACCACATGTAATTTGATGAAGTCTCATTAGCTGTGTCAACACAGTTACTGTTGTAGTAACTTTTTTATTTAACATAGCGATTGCATGTTTTTTCATTTGTTCGTAAATTCTTTTTTGATCTGCTGTTAATGTAATGTGACGTTTAACAAAGTTTTTTGGTGGTAGGTCTAAACAATCTTCTTTTAATACTCTGTAAGAAAAATCTTTTACCTTATCTGATAGCTCTCCTAGATTTTGAAAGCCAGCAACAACTTGAATAGATCGTCCTCTAAGATGCATTGTTTTCATTTCAGCATATCTGTTTCTAAACGCGTAGTATGAAGCAAAGTCCAATAACCACGGATCAAGAAACTCACATTGTGTATACAAATCTAATGGATTTTTTGTAATAGGAGAACCAGTCATAATTCTTTTATACTTAGCGTTTACTCCCATCTTAATAATATTTTTAGTACGTCTAGCTGTAGGAGTTTTTATTGTAGTAGACTCATCAATGGCCATTAAAGTTTTGTGTGAGTTAATAAATTTACTTGCAAACTTCACACCTTTATCTGTAGACAAAGCTTCAACATTCATAACTAAAATATGTAAAGCAGTTTCTATTTCAAACAAAGATTCTAATTTTTCTTGTTGTCCTTTTGTAATATTAGCTTGCCACAATACAGACACATTCTCTATATGATCAGGTAAGTGTGTAGGTAATTCTTGTTCGTACCAAGTTTTAACAACACCCTTTGGTGCAATAATTAAAGCACCATCAATCTTGCCTTTGTCATATAACATAGCAACATTATCTATTAATACTTTTGTTTTACCTGTACCCATTTCCATAAAATAGGCAAAGTTTTCTTTGTTCCACGATTTTTCCAATGCAGTTAATTGATGTGCATAAGGTTTAGTTTTAAATTTATAATTCATATTCTCTTTCTATGTAAGCGGGTCCAGGGGCGTATTAGAAGAAGGTACAAGCCACAACTTCAGAAAGATACGCCTAGGAAGATCGTCATTCACTCCTAACCCATTGAAAAGTTTTTAATAAAGTTGACTAAAAATTATTTACTAACTTTCTATTGACAATATAGTGATTGCACATTATATGTCAAGTCATAATGTTAGAAAGAAAAGTTTACGTAATACAAGAAATACCAGGAAGCAAAGCAGGTACTCCTAAAATAAATATTATGGGTGCAGCTGCTTATTCTACAACTAATGATTTTATTTTTTTATTACCAGAGTTTTCTCAAATGATTTTTTCTCCTGGTCCATTAATTTTTAAATTAAGAAAAGGTTTAAGAAATTATAAACCAGAAGATTATTTATTGTTGACAGGAGATCCTGCAATCATTGGTGTTGCATGTTCTATTGTATCTGATATTACAAACGGTAAATACAATGTATTGAAGTGGGATAAACAAGAAAGAAAATATTATCCTATTGAGATTAATCTATACGAGAAAGGAGAAATAGATGACAATTGATTTTGAAAAGGATCAACAAGATGCAATGAGTAAAACTGAAAATATTCAGTCTCTTGCAGATCAAGTTGCAATGTTGGAGGGCTTACATAAAAGAATAGAGACAAGTGAGAACAACATTAAAGATTTAAAAAAAGAATACCAACGTATATCAGGTGAGGTTATACCCACTATGATGTCCGAAATGGGTTTAGCAGAATTAAAACTTTCAGATGGATCACATCTTAAAGTTTCAACGTCGTATCGTGCTACTATTACAGAAGCAAATAAAGAAGCGGCGTTTAACTGGCTTCGGGACAATGGACTAGGTGATATTATTAAGAACGAGATCTTGGTATCATTTGGTCGTAACGAGGATAACAAGGCAGCAACTTATGCTGAACTTGCGAAGGGTCAAGGGTTTCAACCGACACAAAAGATGAAGGTTGAGCCCATGACTCTGAAAGCGCTAGTCCGTGAGCGTATTGAGGCAGGTCAAGAAATGCCAACGGAAATCTTTGGGGTATTCTCAGAGAATAAAACAACTATAAAAAGGAACAAGTAACATGAACGATGTAACAACTAAAAAAGAAGGAGCGTTAGCTACAAATTTATTTGAAGCTGATGCACAACAAGGAGCCCAGAATATTTCGCAAGAAGACCTTGCGTTACCATTCTTAAAAATTTTGGGTCAACTATCTCCAGAGGTAAACAAAAGAGATGGTAAATATGTCGAAGGCGCAGAACCTGGCAAGATAATGAACACAGTAACAAATCAATTGTACGATTCAATAGAGGTTGTACCGTGTCATTACAAAAGACAATATGTTGAATGGCAAGATAGAGGTACCAGTACCGGTGCACCTGTTGCAATTCATGATGCAGATAGTGATATCGTTAGTCAAACGACTAGAGATAAATCATACAAAGATAGATTATCTAATGGTAACTATTTAGAAAATACTGCTAATCATTTTGTACTTGTAGTAGGCGATAGCCCAGAATCTGCATTGATTTCTATGAAGTCTACTCAACTTAAAGTTAGTAGAAAATGGAACTCAATGATGATGGGTTTAAAACTACAAGGTGCTAACGGTTTATTTACACCGCCAACTTATAGCCACATTTATAAACTATCTACAGTTCAAATGTCTAATGACAAAGGAACTTGGTTTGGTTGGGATGTTTCTAAAGTTGGTCCTGTCAAAGATAAATCTATCTATGATATGGCTAAAAGCTTTGCAGTCAGTGTTGGCAAAGGCGAAGTAGAAGCTAAACCTGAAACTAAAGAAGCTAAAAAAGAATTTAGTTTATAATTTCCTGCAGGATGGGCGGAGAAGCGAGAGTGGATACCGCCCACTCTAAATTAATAAAAATATTAAATGAATAAAGAACCTATAAATTATATAGATTGGTTAGAGTTGGGAAGGGTAATTATACCCTGTCTCAAGGGTACTCCTAAAGTAAAGAAGTATACCGACCCAAATTTTAAAATAGAGAAAGATATATGGAACAGGGATCACGAAACAGCAGAGATAGCATTAAGATTAGATCACGATGTCGATTTAGACATAGATAACGAATTTGTAAAAAGATTTATTAATTATTACGTCAAAGATTGTGGTGCAATTTTTGGACGAGAAGGTAATCCAACAAGTCATTACCTTTGGACTAACAGAAATCAAATACCTTTTAAACAATTTAAATTACCAGATGAATTTGAAAAAGACTTTAAAGATTTTCCACATGGTTCAATGATATGTGAACTACGTACTGAAAAAAAAAGATACACTATAGTTCCAGGTTCTTTGCATAGTAAATCAAAAACAAATGTAAGATGGGAAAAGTTTGAAGAGATAAGAGAATATCAAGGAAACTTATCTATAGATGTAGGTAAAGTTGCTTTATCTGCGGCACTTACAATTATATATCCTAGCACAGGAGCTAGAGATGATTATTGCACTGCGATTGCAGGAATTTTAGTTAAACATTCAGATTGGACGGACGAAGAAATAAATAATTTTGTATCTCGGATCGCGGAACACGCAGACGATGAAGACTTAGCAAAAAGATTAAAGAAAGGAAGTTCAAGTAGAAGCACAGCTAAAAAATTTGGAATAAATAAAATTCACGAAATTACAGGTTACAGTCATAAAAACATAACAGGTTTATTTAATTGGATAGGTCTATTTAAAGATGCATCTTTACAGGTATCAAAAGATACTATTGAAAAAATAGAAGAGTATGGAGCAAACAGATATTACGTACATTTAAATGTACCAGAAAAAAATGTAGATGGAGTTGGTTTAAAAACAATTAAAAAAAAGATTTGGATTGATGGTGAATCACTTATGAATTTAAAATTGTTTTGTGACATTGCTATGAGTCAAGCAAAGGTATGGATACCTAAAATGACACCAAAAGAATTTGAAGAAATAATGATGGCTAAATTTTATAACAGAGAACAATCAAAAGAATATGTAAAAGAAGCAGAAGAAGACTCACAGTTTAAAATGTTTTTTTTAGATTATTTAGATACGAAAGGTGTTTATACAGATAAGGAACAGTTAGCTGTTTACAAATTACCTTATTATAATCAAGAAAAGAGAACAATAGAATTTGATTTAAATAACTTTGAAAAAGAATTAATTAAAAATAGAATAAATCTAAAAAGACCTGATCTTGTTCAGAAAGTTCAAACTATTTTAAAAGGTACAAGAGATAGAGGTAAATACAAAAGTAAATCTTGTGTTGCCTGGGTAATAAAAGGAGAAGAAATAGAAGATAATAAATTAATATGGGAAGGAGAATCTGTCTATATTGGAGACAGTGCAGGTGATGAATAGTTTAAAGATTCCAAATTTTATTCCAGGTCCTCCTGGTACAGGTAAAACTCACAAATGGTTAAAAAACAAATATGCTGGTTTTTTAAAACAATATCCTTGGGATAGAATTGTAATTTTATCTCATACAAACACAGCAGCTGATGAAATTATAAAAGCCGTAAACAAATTACCAGAACTGGAGAATATACCAGACACAAATTTACAAGATCAAATATGTACAATTCACTCTTATTTTAAAGGAGAATATTTAAATATAAAAAAATATGAGCGGGAAGACCACAAAGCTTTTTGTAAAGATAATTCAGGAATGAATATTGTAAAAAAAAGTACTCCTTGGGATAAACATCCTCTTTATGAGTTTATTTCTCACGCTCATGGTAAAGGTTATGATTTAACTTCCGAAGAAGAACTTGAAAAGTATTGGGCTCTTTGTGAAAGGTCTCGTTATCAAAACTACCGTCTTCAAGGACCAGGTGGACTTTTAAAGTTAAAAGAAAAATATGATGAATACAGAAATGATCCGGAACATAAAAGAATATCTTTTGTAGACATGATAGATAATTTTAGATTTAGTGCAGCTATACCTACTGATATAGATGTTTTGATAGTAGATGAAGCACAAGACTGTAGTAAACCTCAGATAGCTGCTTTACAAAAAGCAGCCACACATGCGAAAGAATTTATTTTTATAGGTGATGCTGATCAAACTATTCACGAATATGCAGGATCAGATCCTGAATATTTCTATCAATTAGCTAACACAGAACAAGCAAAGGCTAATGAACTTACTGAAGGTTTAAGATGTGGTCAAACGATTAACAAAATATGTAGAAATATTATTGCACCTGTGTGGGAAGCATACGGTCGATTCTCAGAAAGAACTTGGACTCCAACTGATGTTGTTGGAAAATCATATTATATACCTGGATTAAATCAAGGGTGTAAAGCAAAAGATGTTTTAATTAATAAAATTTTAAATACAGATGAAACATTTTTATTTACCTACAGAGGTAAGCCTACTCATGAACGTATAAATGAATTTCTTCAAAATAATGGAATAGATTATAAAATGGTATCGGGTAGTGCTCATGTATCTAGAGAACATTTTAGTTGTTTTAAAAATTGGAATACTTTTATGAATGATAAAGTTTCTAAACAACAGATAAAAGAATACTGGAAGTTAATGGGATCAAAAGTAAAAGTTAATGGTCAAGGTGATGTCGATAAACTTAAACCTTTAATTGATAGAGAATATAATGTTCAGGAACTTATACATGCAGGTTATTTAAAACCAGAAGTAAAACAATTTGAAAGATTCTCTCAACTTTTAAACCATGAAGCTCTTTCTAAAAATGAAAAATTAATTGGAAAGATACCTTACATTAATAAAGTTTTAACTAATGGCATGGACACAACTAAAAAACCAAGAGTACAACACGATACAATACATAAAGTGAAAGGATTAACTTTTGATAATATAATAGTAGATTTATCAACATACCATTCAGAAGCTAAAGGCTTTGAAGCAACAAGACTAGCTTATGTTGCTTATAGTAGAGGGAGAATAGATTGTTGGACTATAGGATCATCTGCTCCTTATTCTTTAGCAAAAATACAAAAAAATTGGAGAGAAATTTTAGAACTTTAAAAGGAGGAAACATGACAGACAAAAGTATATTTAAAGGAATGGGTTATAAATCACTAGACAAGCAGCACGGCGGGAATCACTACAAACAATTTAGCATACAACCTGCAGAGTTTATAAATGAAAATAAATTTTTATTTGCAGAAGGTAACGCTATAAAGTATATTTGTAGGCATTCTATGAAAGGAAAAGAAGAAGATATTAAGAAAGCAATACACTATTTAGAAATGATATTAGAAAGGGATTACAATGTGTAAACATCCAATTGATCTAGACTTAGAAGGTGTAGATACAGTAGCTATTGATATAGAAACTTACGATCCAAATCTTAAAACAAAAGGTCTAGGTGCAATTAGACAAGATGGTTTTATTACAGGGGTAGCTGTAGCTACCGGTAAAGACACAGTTTATTTTTCTTTAAAACATAGTGACGATAATAATACAGAAGAAGAATTAGAGGAGTTTTGGAATCAAATGAATACAAAACTTTTACAAAACGATAAGATTGCAAAGGTATTTCATAACGCAATCTATGATGTTTGTTGGTTAAGAGCAACAACAGGCAAGATGTTAAAAGGAAGATTGTTGGATACAATGGTAGCTGCTTCTGTAATTGATGAAAACAGATTTAAATATGGATTAGATGCTTTGGCTAAAGATTTTCTTGGTGAAAACAAATACAAGTATGACTTACAAGAAAAAACTTTTGATTGGTCTGGTGGTTTTCAAAAAGATCCAATGTCTAACATGCACAAACTACCTTCTAGTGTAGTAAAAGATTATGCAAAACAAGACGTAGACTTAACTTTAAAATTGTGGAATTTATTTAATAAAAAATTAGATGAAGTATTATACATAAAACCAGAAGACAATAAAGAGTATACATGTAGAAATATATTTGAATTAGAAACAAGATTGTTTCCTTGTCTAGTTGACATGAAATTTACAGGAGTTAGGATAGATACCCAAAAACTTGAACACTTTGGTAAAAGATTAAAAAGATGTAGAGATAAAATAATTAAATTTATTAAAACAAAAACAGGTGTTGAAGTACAGTTGTGGGCAGCAACTTCTATAAAACAATTACTAGATAATAGAAAGATAACAAACTTTGAAAAGACTGCTAAGTCAGGAATGCCTAAACTTCCAAAAGATTATTTGAGAACTCACGAAGATAGATTTTTAAGATTAGTATCTAAAGCAAGAGAGTATGACAAAGCTTTGAATACTTTTGTAGAGGGTTTAAAAGGTTATGTTCATGAAGGTAGAATTCATGCAGATATAAATCAAATTAGAGGAGATGGCGGAGGGACTGTAACCGGCAGATTCTCAATGAGTAACCCTAACTTACAACAGATACCTTCTAAAGGTTTTATAGGAAAGAAGATGAGGGAGCTATTTATCCCTGAGGAAGGCCATAGATGGGGTAGTTTTGACTATTCTCAGCAAGAACCGAGGATTGTGGTACATTACGCAATAAAGAAGATAATGAACGAAAAAGAGGGTGAAGAATTAAAAAAACAATTTGATGATTCTGAAGCAGACTTTCACCAGATAGTAGCTGATATGGCTAATATATCTAGAAAACAAGCTAAGACAATTAACTTAGGTTTATTCTATGGTATGGGTAAAGGTAAACTAGCAGCAGAGTTAAATTTAGATACAGCTCAAGCAAAAACTTTGTTTGATACTTACCATAGAAAAGTCCCTTTTGTTAAAAAGTTATCAGATGGTTTGATGGAGTTTGCTAAAAATAATAAATTAATTTTTACTCTTGAAGATAGGTTTTGTAGATTTGATAAATATGAAAGTGTTAATAAAAGATGGAACAATAAGATACGTAAGTTTGAAGAATGGGATCCTAAAGCTAAAGAAATAAAACAAGAAGATGGTACAATTAAATATGAGGGAGAACATGTTACTCCTAAATTACTATCAAAAAAAGAAGCTTGGGATAGATTTAAATTACAATTTAATGAAAAATCTGAAAAGAAAATTGAACAGTTTACAGAAAAAGAAAGACAGTTTTGGTTTAGAGAATATTTTACTCCTGCTTTTACTTACAAAGCTTTGAATAGATTGATACAGGGATCAGCTGCAGATATGACAAAAAAGGCAATGGTCTTGTTATATGAAAAAGGTATAGTTCCTCACATCCAGATACACGATGAGCTTTGTGTATCAATCAAGGACCAAGCAACACGGACCACGGTTCAAAAAACAATGGAGACAGCAATACCTTTAATGGTCAAGAACAAGGTAGACTATGAATCTGGACCAAACTGGGGTAATATAGATGAGGAATAATTATGGCTTATTTAAATGCAAACATACCGGCAACTTATGCACAAATAAAAAGAGAATATTTATATGATTGTAAAAAACATCATGGAGAAGTTGAAGACTGCATTGTGTTTGGTCTTAGCGCTCTTACAGGTCGCAGTATATTATTTCATGCTATTATGGAAAACGGTGCAATATTTTATCGCCTACCAATTAGCGCGTTTATTCAACAGGGATTTGAACCATCCAGAGTGCCCGCAAGACGACTTGATGAACTACAGCTCTGGAATTGTTTTTCTTATTATCCTTCTGTCCATCGTTGGGATATACTAGACGGACAGGCCGGAAAGTATATAGGAAAAGACAAAAAATGGCACCCAGGTAAATACTTATTTACGGTTGACTTTGCACATCCAGAGTCTAATATACTTGACACTGATCATTCAGAGATTCCGCACGAACATAAGTGCGCACACATAATTGCCTTAGATGATGGTAATTTTGCAGCACAACCTAACAACAGATGTATATGGGATATACCTTCTTTCACAGTGAAAGATAATATTCCTGACTGGAAGGTGCAGACTTCTGAATGGAATGTAGAAGATAGTAGAGCATGGCGGACAGAAGATACCGACAAGTTTTTCTATGAAATCGAGGAGAAAAAAAATGATTGATAAAATAAAAAACATGGCTAACAAATGCTGGAGTAATCACAAAGTATGTACGATTATAATTGCAGTTCTTGTAGTAGCTTATATCGTTAAATAGAATTATGGAGATGGCCAGGATGAATTATTATGCAACAGGTTTATTGATTGTAATGTTAGTTGTCCTGGCTCTCTGCGGAGGTCCCAGTGTCCAATAAACCACTGAACATCGGAGACGAGGCACGCGTGCAGATGCCGATGAAAACCGTAGCCTCTTTGATAGTGCTCGTTGCAATGGGCGTCTTCGCTTATACGGAGCTGACCTCGAGGTTAGTATCATTAGAAACATCAAGAGAATTATTTGAAAATGATTTACTTAAAAAATCTGAACAAGTCCCCGTGGACCAGGAGCAACATTTTTTATTGGAAGATCTTTATAAAAGTGTAGAGCAAATTGAAACACGGATCGAGGATATGATGCACAACAAAGTTAATATATCTTTTATACAAAAACAAACTGAAAAGCTTTTAGTTGATGTAGAAGAATTAAAAGATAAAGTAAGAGCAAACGGAAACGGTACACACTGATGACAGAGTTAATTATTGCCCTTCTTATGATTGTCAACGGAGAGATCAAGGAACACAGAATACAAGAATCGATGTCTCAATGCTTAAAGGGTAAACGTGTCGCGATGAGAACTAATAAAAACAATAACATAAATTACACTTGCATAAAGTCGATGGCCGAACTTGAAAAAAATATAGATGGATCTTTATCAATTAAAAAGTTAATATTAGAATAATGAAAAAATGTAAACAATGTAAAAAAGAGTTTGAACCCAAGGACGAATTAGATATATTTTGCAGTCAGGACTGCAAAGAAGAAGCACTCGCAGAGCTTGACAATGACAGCGATGAGTGTTTAAGTTGTCAATAATGAAAGTATCAGCAGAAGTAGTAAAAGGTAAGTGTCCAACGTGTGATGAACATACTATGTTGGTTGGAATTACAAATGAATTATATAGATGTATGAATTGTGGTTCTGATCTACAACAACACATTAATGGTAAAATAACTTATCTACCAATTTTAAGTTGTCCAGAAGATAAAACAGCAGTAGTTAAACAGTGGGAAGATGGCTAGACAAAGTTTTAAATTCTTTACACCCCGTGATAAGCCCAAGAAACGTGGACCACGGCAACATAAAAAAAATAAAAATAAGCAGGAAAAACGTC